CTAGCCATCTGGCCATTCCTCATCCGGATAGAAGTCAGGCGATGGCGACTGCAGCAATGCCGCACTGCTATGAGGCGATTCCGATCGTGCCTCCGGCACTACAGGCGCTTCCCCATCAAACGCTACGCGGATCCATGCGCCCTTATCAGTTTGCCCCTGAAAGATCGCCTGCACCTCGCGCCCTTGCCGGATCAGCTGCCCGATGCGGCCGCACCGCTCCGCCGATACATAGCCCAGCTGCACGCCCCGCTCCGAGAATATCCCGATTGCCAGCGGATCATGCTTGTTTTTCGGTTCGAGCTGCAGCTCCACCGGATCGCCTGGATGGCACAACAGCGCCTCGAAACGCCTGTCGGACCCGTCGCGATTGGGAAAGCCCAGCCCCTTGATCTGCAGCGACATTGCAGGAAGCCGGTCGCTGATCATCAAAGGCTCTTCACCGCCGCGATCACGCGCCCCACGACGAACAATTCCCCGTCAGCCGCATATTCGTCGCGCACCAGCTGATTGTCGGAACTGATGCGAATACGCCCATCTGGCAATGCGCGCAGCCGCTTGATCATCCCCCATCCCGAATAGACCACTGCCCAGATCATGTCTCCCATTTCGGGCCGCGTCTGCGACCGGTCGATGATGACGATGTCCTGGTCATGGATAGTCGGCATCATCGAATCGCCGATGCCCTTCGTGGTGCACAGCATGTCGGGCGAAGCGTTAGTGAACTGCCGGATCCAGCTGGCCGAAAACTTGACCTTTTCCACGTCGACATGATCGGTGTCGAGAAAGCTGGCGCCCATGCCGAATTTCAGGTCGATGCTGTCGATCTCGACGATATCGCTGTTGGGTTCTTCCCCGCCTACCGGTGCCGCGACCAGCTGCCGCGACGTCGACCCGTCATCGGTCTCACCCATCAGATATTCGGCCGACGTCTCCAGCTCGCGCGCAATTTTGTGCGTATGCTTCGATCCCTGCGCGGGTTCATTCATCATTTTCCAGATAGCCGTGGCTGACACGCCCACGCGGCGCGCCAGTTCGCTTTGCGTCATGCCTTTTTCAGCCATCAGGGCCACTAGTCGATCGCGCCGGAACATAGGGCGATCATTACAACCTTGGTAAAATTGAGCGATGCAACTTTTATTGTTGATACCGCCATCAACTTTAGTTAAATCATCAACCATGGTTGAAACATTCACCCCCTATGAAGCGCTGCAGTTGGCGCTGGACAGCCTCGGCTCTCAGTCGGAGCTGGCCCGCATTTGCGGCGTCTCTCCGACGGCAGTTTGGAAATGGGTCCAAAGCTCAAAGCGTATTCCTCCCGAATATGTCCTGCGCGTCGAAGCGGCGTCTGGCGTTTCCCGGCATTGGCTTCGGCCCGACATTTACCCTGTTGATATGCCACCTGCCCCGGTGCGCTTTCATGGGGCCGATCGGCGGGTTGGAGCCCGCAATAGCGGGCTAGATAGTCGGAAAGCCGCCGTCTCCTTCAAACGTCAGCAAGTTTCGAAGGGGGTCGCTCTATGACCAAGATCCGCGAACCTTTGACTTATCAATACACTCTCACAAAGGTCGCCGCCCTGATCGGTTGGGATCGCTGCGCGGCCATTTGCGGGGTGCGCTCCGATCGCACCGTGCGGCTTTGGTCGGACCCTGATTGCGAAACGGAAATTCGCATGATCGACGCGGAACGCCTTGATCGGGCCTTTCTCGACCACGGCGGCGATCACGCGCCGTTTCACCGCCTGCATGCCTTGCGGATCGACATGGCATCACGCGAGGGGCCTGATCTGTGTTTGTCAGTCCTTGCTGCGGCTGCGGCCAAGGAAACAGGCGAAGCCATCGCTGCCCTCATAAGCGCAAGCGCATGCAGCGACCATCGCACCGTCCGCCGCACCCGCAAAGAAGTGGAGGAGGCGATAGAAATCCTGACCAGCGGCCTCGCCGCCTTGGATCGCCGCGAAAAGGGGGATCAGCCATGAGCATGAACCGTCATCCCCCGCGGCCGCTGATCGAGGCGCCGCTGCAATTCCGCACCAGCTCGGGCGGCGAGCGCGCCAAGCATAACGCGCTCATCACCTGCCCCAAATGCGATGCGCCCTGTTTCATTCGCCGCAGTGTCCGTGTGACCGAACGGGTCAAGCATATCGACGCCCACTGCACCAACACCGGCTGCGCCCATACCTTCGGGCTCGAACTGGTGTTTCGCCACTCCTACAATCCCGGCCTGATCGACCGGCCCGATCTGGATTTGCCCGTCTGCCCGCGCGACCAGGTGCCGCATGTCATGCCGCCCACCCGCGACGCACCGGATGATCCGGACCAGATGACGATGTTCGACCCCGGCTGACCGCCGGCAATCGCACCGAAAACCAGAACTGACTGACGGCCGCGTTGCGGCCGAGGGGGACGCTTTGCCTACTGACTTGCGCCATATGCCTGCCTGCGACGGATGCGGCGGCCGCTATCGCACCCTGTTCGACGCCTTCCAGAATGATCGCGGCTTCGTCCGTCTCTGCGGGGCCTGCGCGGATCCTGCGCGCGGCCCCGCCCGCCCTTATACCGGCCCTTATCCCATCCGCGCCCCGCGCGCGGCGCCGACCCTCCGCCTTGTTACGGGGGGCGCGTCCCGGTGAACCTCGAAGCCCAGATCCTCAAATCCCTGCAGGACCGCTTCCGCTTTCGAAAGCCAAAGGGTGAATGGATGCAGGAAGGGCAATGCCCCGACTGCAAACAGTGGGAACTCTATTGTTCGGCCAAAAATCCCAAGATCGTGCGCTGCTCGCGCGAAGAGCGCTGCGGCTATGAAGACAGCGTCCGCAACCTCCTGCCCGACTTGTTCGAGGATTGGTCGCGCCGCTTCCCTACGACCGACGTCAATCCGACTGCCGCTGCCGACGCCTATCTGCTGCACGAACGCGGCTTCGACCTCCAATATCTGCGCGGCGCCTATAGCCAGGAAGTCTATCACGATCCCGAAACCAACCAGTCGGCGGCGACCGTGCGCTTCCCGATCGGTGACACCTGGTGGGAACGGATCATCGACCGCCCCGGTCGCTTCGGGAAAAAGGCGCATTTTAAGAAGGGCGGCAAGCCCGGCGGCCATGTCTGGATGCCCCCGCATGTCACCATACAGGATTGCGCCCAGGCCGATCGCATCTTCATCACCGAAGGGATCTTCAACGCCCAGGCGCTGTTCCAGGGCGCGGGCCTGCTGGCCGTGTCGGCCATGTCCTGCAACTACTGGCCCGAACATTTCCTCGCCCAGTTGAACGATGCCCTGCGCGTCATCAAGCGGCCGACCAGGCCCGAACTCGTCTTCGCCTTCGATCCCGGTGCCGCCGGCGTTAAATGGACCCGCAAGTTCGTCGACCGCGCGGCCGATGAAGGCTGGCCCGCCAGCGCTGCCCAGGTCCGCCCCGATGGGGAGGGCACCACCCTCGACTGGAACGACCTCCTGCTTCGCCATCAACAGTGGAAGGGCGATCGGGACAAGGCCCCCCTGTCGCCCGAAATGATCGCCGACTATTGCTGGAACGGCGACGTCACCCTCGCGAAAAAGCCCCGCGAAAAGGCGCGCCTGATCTTTGAGAAGAAGGCGCTGGCCAGCTTCGATTTCCGCCATGGCAATCGCCTGTGGTGGTGCCGCAGCACCTGGAAGGACGAACAACATGAACTGATCGTCGAGGAAATCGCCAACTGCGCCTTCCGCATGCTCTACCGCGAACGCGACGCGATCGCCGACGAAACCAATTATTTCCTCCAGATCGACTTCCCGGATCAGGGCACGGAAAAGGCGCGCTTCAGCGCCGCTGCCTGCGCCAGCTCGGGCGAATTCAAGAAGCGGCTGATGGACTTCGCCGGCATGTGGAGCGGCTCGGGCGAACAGCTGGACCGCCTGATGCGCAACCAGACGCGCAAGCTCAAGGTGGTCGAGCCCATCCCCTTCACTGGCTATTCCGCCCCGCACCGCGCCTGGCTCTTTGGCGACTTCGCTGTGCGGGAAGGACGCATCGAAAAGCTCAACAGCGAAAATTATTTCGATTTCGGCCAGCAGGCGGTGAAGCTGCGCAGCGCCGAACGCCTGCTCGATATCCAATATGATCCCGATCGCATCGCCTTTGCATGGGTCGATGACGTCTGGACCGCTTACGGCCCCAAGGGGCTGATCACGCTTGCTTTCTTCGTCATGAGCTTTTTCGCGGTCCAGATCCGCGAAAAACATAAATCGCTTGGTTTCCTGGAACTGACCGGGCCGCCGGGCTCGGGCAAATCCACCCTGGTCGAATTCATGTGGAAGCTGGCGGGGCGTTCCGGATACGAAGGCTTCGATCCCAACAAGGGCACACCCGCCTTTATTGCGCGCAGCCTGCTCAAGGTCGCGAACCTGCCCGTCGGCCTGATCGAGGGCGGCCGCGACGATGACAAGCGCACCGGCACGCGCCAGTTCGACTATAATGAATTGCTGGTCCTCTATGGCGGTCGCTCCCCGCGCGGCCTGGGCCAGAAATCCGGCGGCTATGAAACGTCGGAACCGCCTTTCCTGGGCGCGATCTACCTCATGCAGAATGAACGGATCGACGCGCACCCAGCCGTGCTCGAACGCCTCATGTCGATGGCGATCGACAAGGCGCGCTGGTCCGAAGCGACCAAGGACGCCGCCATTCGCCTCGAAACCTGGCCGATGGAGGAAGTCTCGGGCACCGTCGTCCATGTCGTCCGCAACGAAGCCAAATTCCTACCCTTCTTCTTCGACCGCTTCGCCGCCCATGATCGCGACATGCCGCGCCGCGTGCCCGGCCTGGTCAACAGTCGCCCGATCAAGACGCATTCGCAGCTCGCCGCCGCTGTCGAGGCGCTGCCGCACCTCTTCCCGTCCATCCGTCCCGAATGGATCGCCGAAACCCTGCAGCTGGTCGACGGCATGGCGCTGGACCGCCAGCAATCCTGCGGCGGCGACCATCCCCTGGTCGCGCGCTTCTGGGAACAGGTGGAATTCCTGCTCGATCGCGAAAAGCTGACCGATCACGACGAAGGCAAGTCCATCAACCAGCATCGCGATCCGGGCAAGATCGCCATTCGCCTGGTCGAATTCGAATCCCGCTGCCGCAATGCGGGCATCATCCCGCCTGACATCGACAAGCTCAAGAAACTGCTGCGCGGATCCAAGTCCCGCAAATTCCTGGGCGCCAGCGAAAATGTGAACAACCCCGCAGGGCAGGTGGTGCGCTGCTGGGTTTTCGAAAACCCTCAAAACCCGGAGAATGTCCTGTGACCAAGCACCGCATTGCGGCGCGCGATCAGCGCGCGCCGCTCACATCGCCGCATACCCGCACCGTCATCTGCGCCCGCTGCCAAGTCGAAAATCATTCGCCCGATGGCGCCTTGCCCGAAACATGGATGGCCGTCGCCGGCGGCGCGATCTGCCCTGACTGCACCGGCACGAAGGGGCGGCACCATGGCTAAGCATCGCTGCGACGTCACCGGCTGCACCCGCAACCGTTTCCGCTGGCAGCGCGTCTGCGCCCGCTGCTTTGCCGTCCTGCCGCGCCGCCTGACGCTGGCGCTGATCGCCGCCTACCGGTCTGGCGACCGCCCCGCCTGGCGCGCCCTACAAAAGGAAGGGGGCCGGCTCCTGGCCGACAATCTCGCCTCCGAAAGCCGCCGCCTGTCTGCCCGCGCCAATCGCCTCGGCCGGGGCTTCCCGCCCGTCACCGCGCAACAGGCATTCGCCAATCACCAGCGCCTGCTGGGCGAACAGGACTGATCTTGCCGAAAGGATCCAGCACATGAATGTCACCCCGCTTCGCCCGTCCACCATGCCCCCCAAATCGGCTGTCATCACCCGGGCGGAACGCGCCACCGCGCGCATCGCGCTCTACGCCGCCGCCTTGCTTCGGAACGTCGATGCCGTCGCGCTTCGCGATCTGGGCATCGCGCTCGCCACCGCCGCCACCCATGACTGCATCCCCCGGTACAGCGACAACAGCCATCTGGTCCGCATCATGCAGGATCTGGGCTGGCACAAGGACGGCTATGCGGGCGTCGGTCGGACGCGCAGTCCCCTTTACCGGCGCACCCGCCCCACGCGGCCGCTGTCCTGACATGCCCGGCGTCGATCTCCGCGCCTGCACGGCCCATCCCGCCGCCCGCTTTGCCGGCTGCGTCGGTCTCGCGGCCCTGTGGCTCTTCGCCTTCCCCCTGCTCCACTGGCTCTGCCTCGCGGCCGATGCCCTGATCGAAAGGTTGCTCCCATGACGGAACGTGCCGTTCGCACCGTAAATCTCGCCAGACAGGCGGCTGACCACCTCGCCGGGCTGGGCGAACTCGGCCGCGCCGAAGACGTCCGCGCCCTGATCCGCAGCAACACCGCCTATCGCACCACGCTCCAGCGGCTCCAGCGCGACAATCTCGAACTGCGGGCCGCCCTTCATGCGCGAAAGGGCCGGTCATGACCCAATTTGAATTGCTCGAATTCGCCAGCGCCGCGCGCCCCGTCCCCGTCCTCCAGGCTGACCGCGACGAATTCTGCCGCGCGCTGATGCTCCAGGGCTACAGCCCCCGACGTGCCCTCGATCTGGCCCAATCGCTCGACGACAATGACGGCGCTCTCCAGATGCTCGCCCGCCACCGCGTCAACGCCACGCCGCCATCTCGATATCATTGGCACGGCGAAAAGGGGGACGCTTGATGGATAGCGCCCCGACCAATGATGCCGCCCCCGCGCGCCCCACGCGCCGCCGCGCTCGCTCGCTTGAGGAACAACTCGCGATGATCGCCGCCGGCGCGCGCCTGGTCCCCACCTTCAAACCCACCCGCCCGACGATCGACGCCACCTTGGGCGGCGTCAGTGCTGGCTGGCTGTGAGGGGAGACAACATGATCTTGACAATTCGATATGGCGAGCGCAGCTTCCGCCTCGCCTTCGCAAATACGGCGGAGGTGCGGTTTGGAAGCCGCAACGGACTCTGCCGATCAGGCGCGCTTAGGGAGATTTCCGGGCGCGTTTTTCTATGGTCGGGCGCATCGGGAGGCCTTCGTGCCTGCCGGTCCCGCAGGGTCCGCCGGTCTTCCAACCCGGTGTTGCCCGGCCACCAGATTGGAAGCTGCTGGTCGGGTCCGTGCGAAAGGACTCTGACCATGAGCTATGCAGCTTCTGGCGCGACTGTGTCGCGCCTGTTTGATCCCGACAAGAACACCCACATCGCTTTGTCCGAAGACGCCGAACTGGAACTGCGCATGCTGTTCCGCGCGATGGAAGTCTGCGCCATCGTCGCTGACACCCCGCCCGACCAGACCGGCGCGGAGATTGAGCCGCATCATGTCGCGCCGCTCCTCTTCACCTTCGCGCGCCACGGACAGCGCATCATGGCCGATGCCCGCACCCGCCACCCAGCCCGCCGCGAAAGGAAACCAGCATGAGCGCGCTTAGCATCTTCCTTTTCCACGCTGATCAGGTCCGCACCGTCATCATTGATGGAGAGATATGGTTCGTCGCTGGCGATGTATCGAAAATCTTGGGCTATCGCGACGCAGCCAACATGCTCCGAAACCTCGATAAAGAGGAGCAACGTACTCACAGTGTGAGTAGGTTGGAGGGCGGTCGCTTGGTCGAACGTCCGCTAACGATCATTTCGGAGAGCGGCGTCTATCACGCGATCCTCAAATCACGCCGCCCCGAAGCGGTTGCATTCCGCAAATGGGTCACGGGCACCCTTCTGCCGAAGCTGGCTAGGGAAGGCAGCTTCAACCTCGCCGCCGCAAATGCGCCCAACAGGTTCATCTTGCTTGATCGCCGCGAAAAAGCGGTTCGCGCCATCGCTGCTGCCCAATCGGAAGGGGCGAAGGAAATTCACTGGCGCACGATCGCTGCCTATTGCGAGGCGCTGGGCGATCCCTGCCCGCCGATCGAGGCGTTCGGGCGGGCCTCTAGCGCCGACATGGCGGATATGCGCCGGCTATGGGCGATCATTCGGCCCGCGCTCGACACCGAAACCCTCGCCAATCACAGCCGCAATGCCGACGCTGGTGAGATCGCCCTTCACCCAACCGAATTGCTTCCGTTCCTTGCTGATAGGGGCATGCCGCTCCAGCGCACCCGCTTGCTCGATCTTTTACGGCTAAGCGACAATCCGCGTTTCATGGCCGCCAAGAATGTTAATTCCCGTGATGGGGCGATCCGGCGCTGCATCGTGTTTCGGCATTTGTCGGCGGGCGTGAACTCATTTGATAGCGATCAGCCGCTCCTGCCATTTGATGGAGGGGCAAGTGAATGACTCCGTCGCTAACCGCTTCATGCCGCTCCTTTCAGAAGCTCAAGCCGCCCTTGATCGCCGCCTGCGCCAATATCCCGCGCTGGTCGCATCTGGCCGCCTGGAGGAAAAGGCCGCGGCGTCGGAAATCCGCACATGGCAGGCGATCGTCGCCGACTGGCGCTTCGCCCTTATGGGTGAAGGGGCAAAGGATGATGCTGCGTCGATCGATGACAAGATCGCCGTGCTCACTGAAGCGATTCAGCGCCACAACGCCGCTCTGGCGAAGGAGATCAGGGGATCGGTCGAAGCGGTGCGCCGCGACTGTGTCGAGGGGGCCGACATCGCCCGCCTGCGCGATCGCCATGGCGACGCGGTTGAAACCATATTGGACCTTCACCATCGGCGCGGGCGGATCGAGGAATTGCGCGACTGGTATCGTTCCGAACAGGCGGGCTGGCCCGGTCTCTTCCATGGGATTGACGATTATCTCGCCTTTCACCGCCAGCTCCGCGGCTCCCGTGCACAGAAACGGGCGGCATGACCGATCACGCTATCCTTTTGACAGAAGACGAAGCGGCGGCGCGGATGCGCCTGTGCGCGAAGACCCTGCGTAAGGCGCGCCAGGCGGGGCAGCTTCACTATATCTTGATTGGTCGGGCGGTTCGCTACACTGTCGCGGACCTCGAATCATATGTCGAGCAACTCCGGCAGGTGACACCCGCATGCGCTCCAGCCCCGCCTACTCGCAGGACGTCCGTTCAGCGCCGCGCCGGCGAACATGTCATCATCCCCTTTACGGAGCGCAATGCCGGCCGGTGAATGCGTGACTGTCTACAAGCCAAAGGGCAAACCCCACTATCTCTATGATTTCCAGTTCCAGGGCCGGCGCCACTACGGCTCGACGGGCTGCACCACCAAGCGCCTAGCGGAGGAATTCGAGCGCCGCGTGCGCCATCGCGCTGCCCTTCCCGATCAGCAGCGCCAGGCCATCACCGTGAATGAGGCCGCCGGCCTCTACCAGGAACATGTCGAGCGCGCGCCCAGCTGGCGGACCATGCGCTACATGATCGCGGCCCTGGTCGAAGGGCTCGGGGCGGGCAAGCTCCTGTCCGAAATCTCTCAGCGCGATCTTCAGGTCTATTTCGCCAAACGCCGCGACGGCCGCGCCAATGCCAGCGTCAATCGCGAGATTGAAAACGCCCGCGCGATCTGGCGCCACGCCGATGACAGCGACTATGACATCGGGGCGATGCCCAAATGGGGTCGCCTCTTCCTGAAGGTGCCCCGCAAGCCCCCGCGCGAGCTCGAGGATACCGAAGAGAAAAAGCTGTTCCTGGCGCTGCGGAACGATGTGTCGGACGCGGTCGATTTCCTGCTCAAGTCAGGATGGCGGCGGGGCGAAGTGCTCGGCCTGGGCTGGGCCGACGTCAACCTGCCGCGCAAACAGGCCATTACCCGGATCAAGGGTGGAGATTTTGTCGTGCGTCCGCTCACCACCGCCCTGGTCGAGATCATCGCGCGCCAGCCCCACTCCGACGACGACGAAGGCAAGCCATTCGTCTTCACCTATGTCTGCCAGAAAAGCCGGGGCAACCGCCGCGCCGGCAAGCGCTATCCCTTGACCGCGACGGCCCTGCGCAAGCCCTTCGAACAGGCGAAGGCCGATGCCGGCGTCGACAATCTGCGCATTCATGATCTGCGCCACACGCGCGGCACGCGCATCGTGCGCGCCACCGGCTCGCTCGCAGCCGCCAAGGAAGCGCTCAAGCACCGCCGGATAGAAACGACGCTGCGCTACGCGCACGTCCTGGACGACGACGTCCGCAACGCGCTCGAAGCGAGCGAGTCCCGACATAGTCCCGACCAAACGAAAAAGAAAAAGCGGAAAGCCTAGCTTTCCCGCGCCCCAGCGACCTACCAACACTCACCGTGTAAACGAGACGCTCTACCAACTGAGCTAATCGCCCCCGTGGGGAAGGCGCCTATTGCGGCGAAATGGTGCGGCGGTCAAGCCTCAGCCGCACAGCAATCGTCGGCTGGCGCCGAACCAGCGCGTCATGGCTTCGGCCGTGTCGTCCGCCAGCGAAATGAACACGCGGCGGCCGTCCTGGGGGTCCGCATGCCGCAGCACCATGCCCTTGTCGGTCAGCGTACGAATCCAGCGCAACGCCGTCGTAGGCGGAACGGCGGCGGCGATACACAGGCTGGACACGGATACGCGTTCCTGCTCCAGCCGGGCCGCAAGCAAATCGAGCAGCATGTCCCAGGCCGGATCGGCGAACAGGTCGCCGGGCAGGAAATCGGCCCGGATACGCCGCGCGCGCAGCATGTCGCGGACCTGTTGCCCGGTCAAAGAGGCCGCCGGGGCGGGGCGGGCAGGCTCCGTGAAGGATGTAATGACTGGCATGCCGATATAGTCGCTCGGCCGGTCGGAAATGCGCGGCCCAAGGTCGAAACTGGGCGCGGCGGCGATCTTGTTCCGCTGCGTCAGCGCATCGAGCGTACGCGCCAAACGTCCGACTTCCTCGCTTAGTTGCTGAAGGCGCAGGCCTTCGCGATCAACCTCATGCACGCTGCCGGAAAGGGGCCGATGGTCGCCCGCCGTGACGAGGGCGGCGGCCAGTTCCACCGGGTCGGGATCGCACAAAAGCTGAGTATGGGCGCTTCGGATGCACGCAAAGACAAGGTCTATCGTGTCCCATCCCGCCACCAGCACGACCGCCATGCCGGTCTGGATCGCCTGCGTTTCCACTTGGACCAGCAGCCGTTCCAGCGTCGCGGTCATGATCGGGCAGAACAGCAGGAGCGTGTCGCACTGCGTTTGCTCGTCGAGCCTGGCCGAGGCGTCGGCGAGGCCGGTCACGCCCAGCAAACGCAGTTTCGCCGCGTCCGCAATCGGCGCGACCTCTTCCATATCGGCCCAGTCGGCGACGACGAGCAGGCTCTGCCGGTCATCGCGCTTTGCGATTGGCAATTCAGCAGCCTTGAAAGGCACTTGGCTAGAAAAATTGTCCGTCAT